AAAATTATAGGAGTAGCAAAAATGACAATTAAAAATATAATAATGATAGCAGAAAGAAATAAGCAATTCATAGAATGTGGGGAAACAGACATAGAAAGATACAAAGAGGTTTTGGTTAATCAGCTGATTTTACAGTATGAATTAAGTGAAGAACTATTGAATAAATAGATTAAAGGAGGAACAAAAATGATAGAAGAAAATAGAAAAATATTAACGAAAGCTATTGCAAAATATGGAGAGATGCAACTAGACATAGCACAGGAAGAGTGTGCGGAACTGATACAGGCATTAAGCAAATGGAAGAGGTACAATAACACCAAAGCAAAGTTAAACGTCATAGAAAAGATAGCAGATGTTACAATAATGTTAGAACAACTCAAGATAATGTTTGGGATTACAGAGGAAATATTACAGGATGAAATTGATTGCAAAATTGATAGGCTAGCTAAGAAAATGGAGGAAGAAAATGTGTAAAAATTATATATCGGCAGAACAGTTCTTTGAATTAAATGGGAAAGTGCAAAGGGCATTTACGAATTGGTGGAAACCTGCGGAAGGAGATTTATATTGCACCAGAAATGTATATGACGTAATTGACGTAATAGTAGACGTAATAAATGGAAAATATAATTGCATTTACGGATTAGAAAGAGATTTCCTACCGGAAGAAATTGAGATAAACGAAGATTTAATTCCACTTTTACAGATACATCAGCTCATAGAATTTATAGAATGCAAAGGATATTCTTGGAATAAAAGAGGAAACTTTTTAGATGTTGATTTTGCTATTGATACAGGGCATGAAGACGGGTGGACTACTAATCTAAGTAATATTAATCTATTACAAGCATTATTTCAAGTAGCTTGCAAAATTGCAGATTGGGAAGTTTAAAATGCATAAAATAATAATACCATGTGAACTCCCAGGAATGAACGAAATGATTGCAACAGCAAAGAGAGGAAGGGGGCGATACCAGCCCTACGCAGAGATGAAAAGAAAGTATACTAGCATTTGTGCCATATACTCAAAGAAATGCGTTAAAAAGCCTTTTAAACATCCTATATTTTTGAGGATTACTTGGTATTGCAAGAATATAAGGAAAGACCAAGATAACGTGGCTGTTGGAAAAAAATTCATATTCGATGGGTTGCAACAAGCTGAATTGATTGAAAACGACGGGTGGAAAGAGATTAAAGGATGGTCGGAGAAATTTGAGGCGGATAAGGGAAATCCTAGGGTTGAGATTGAGGTTGAGGAGATAAGGAGGTAGTAAAAAATGAAAGAAAACACAGAAGTTGAAAAAGCTGTGAGTGAGTTTGTAGGGGAAAAAGATTGGGGAAATATCTCATTAAATGAAATTAAAAAAAGTTGCATTAGATGTAAACACAATGACAACTACAGGGGGTTCATATATTTAGTTGGGATGGAGGAAAATTATGTTGACTATTATTTGGAAAGATATGGTTTTAAAACTGCTATACTAAAGGCAAATACAAAAGGGGTTTATTTTACTAGCGGGAAAGTAAAATACTATATAAAAAACTTTACAGTATAAGTAAAAAAGGTAAGTTATGATACTTGCCTTTTTTATTTGTGTAAAAATGTTATAATAGAGTAACGGAGGTGGAGCGGATGCAGAAATTAACAGCAAAACAAGAGAAATTTGTAAACGGTTTGATAAAAGGGCTAAGCCAACGTGAAGCCTACAAGCAAGCCTATAACGCTTCTAAAATGAAAGACAATACAATAGATAGAAAAGCCTATGAAGTTCTTAAAAAGGACTACGTAAAGGCTAGGTTTGATGAGTTGAACGGCAAGGTCGTTAAAAAAGCAGAAGAAAAGAGCATCGCAAGTGCTACCGAAGTAATGGAATTTTACTCAGATTTAATGCGTGGAATTAAAAAAGATATACACATAAGTTATGATACAGAGAGCAATGTAATTGAAAATAAAGTAGGGGCTACATTGAAGGAAAGAGTTAAAGGAGCAGATGCCTTAGCTAAGAGGTACGGGCTTAATGAAATAAATATTAAGATGGAAACAAAGAATACACTTGATGTATCTAAATTAACTAAAGAACAAATAATGGATATATTAGATAAAGAATAAACGTACTTAAAACATAGAGGAGGTGGAGGAAGTGCAGATTAGTAAAAAGGAATTAATCAAGGCAGCTAAATTTGAAATGTGTAAAAGGGATTTCTTTTATTATTGCAAAACAAAAGCAAAAGAATTTTATAAAGAAGATAGGATATATTTAAAAGAAATGTGCGAAACATTACAAGAGTTTAGCGAAAACAGTGACGATGTTCTTATAATTAATTTGCCACCGTAACTTAGGCATGGCAAGAGTAGAACAGCAGGATTATTAGTACAATGGTTATTAGGCAAGGACAGTACTAACAAGATTATGACAGCCAGTTACAATGAAACCCTATCAACCGTATTTTCCAAACAAGTCCGTGATAGTATAATGGAGAATAAAGCAGATGAAGATATAATCGTGTATTCGGATATATTCAATAATACAAGGATAAAACGTGGTGATGCTGCTGCTAAGATGTGGAGTTTAGAGGGGCAGAGTTGTAATAACTATCTAGCTACAAGTCCTGGAGGAACTGCTACAGGATTTGGCGCGGACTATATATTAATAGATGATTTAGTAAAATCAGCCTATGAGGCTAATAACCAGCTAATACTTGAAAATCATTGGGATTGGTTTACAAATACTATGATGTCAAGGTTGCAAGGTAAGAGAAAAATTATAATAATAATGACTAGGTGGTCAACTAATGACCTAGCAGGAAAAGCAATGGATTACTTTACCGATATAGGACTAAAGGTTAAGACAGTAGTCATGAAAGCGTATGACGGTAATAATATGCTATGCGATGACGTTCTAAACAAAAGGCAATATGATGTACTGATGGCAACTTTAGGAGAAGATATTGCAAGTGCTAACTACAACCAAGTGCCACTAAATTTAAAAGGGGCTTTATATACTACATTCTTAACGTACAATGAATTACCAGAGTTTGAGGGCGTATATAACTATACAGACACAGCAGACCTTGGTACAGACTACTTGTGTTCTATTACAGCAGGATTATATAAAGGTAAGGCTTATATATTAGATGTATATTATACTCAAGCTGGGATGGAAGCAACAGAGCCAGAACTAGCTAAAAGATTAATGGACTTTAAAGTTAATTATTGCTATGTAGAAAGTAATAATGGAGGTAGAGGATTTGGCAGAAATGTAGAAAAGGAAATAAGATCACTAGGAAACAATATAACAGCATTTAATTTATTTACTCAAACAAAGAATAAAAATGCTAGAATACTAACGGGAGCAACGACTGTTATGAATTGTATAATGTATCCTAAACATTGGGAAAGTATGTATAAAGAATTTTATAGAGATACAATAAATTATCAACGAACAGCTAAAAACATACATGATGATAATGCAGATAGTTTAACAGGATTAACGGAGAAAATGCCGATAGGAAATGGCAATAAATGGGGATGGTGATAATAATGCTAACATACCAAGACTTTGAAGCAACAGCAGATAAGGGAAAGTTTATATTGAAAGCCATAGAAAGCTTTAAAGACAGCAAAATGTATAAAAATGCAGTAGACGCAGAACTATATTATCAAGAAGAAAATACAACGATATTAGCTAGAAAGAAAACCTTTATCGGTTCTAGCATGGTTCCAGTGGAGGATATAACAAAAGCTAACAATCAAATACCAAGTGGGTTTTTTCCTGTTATAGTCAAACAGGCTAATAACTTTTTATTAGGTGGTGGGATTGACCTAGGTGATGAAGATAAAATCAAAGATAACTTAGGAAAGAATTTTGAAATAAAGGTACAACGTGCTGGAATATCTGCACATATTGCGGGCGTAAGTTGGGCATATTGTTTTCTAGATTCAAAGGGCAAATTTAATGTTGATATATGGAAAGGCATAGAATTTATACCGCTGTTAGATGAATCAAACGGTATACTAAGGGCAGGTATAAGGTTTTGGCAGATAGGCAGTAGCAAACCTTTGTATGTTGAATTATACGAGGAAAGTGGGAAAAGTAAATACAAGATTGAGGAAAATAAAATAGAACTGCTAGAAGATAAAACAGCTTATATAATTACTAGAAGCAAAGATGCACTTGAAGAAAGTGTCATAGGGGAAGAAAATTGGTCCATGTTACCTATTATGCCTTTATACGTTAAAGACAATCATAGAGGCGATTTAGTAACAGGATTAAAAAACAAAATAG